ACTGTACACTATGTTGGTATGGACGAAGCAACTTACCAGCGAGCTCGTCGGGTTTGGGGTGGTCCTGCTTACTACCACCGCTGGATGGACGATCGTGTCTGGACTGAAGTTGGTGATCAAGACGTTGTTGTTGTCGGTAATCCAAAGCACAGTCCGTACGTTTGGGATGCCAGTGCTGTTCCAGTCGAGTACACTAGCTAAAAAAAGTTGTAAAAAAGTGAAAATAACTGTGTACAAACAGTTTTGACTGTGGTATAGTATACCTATAAGATGATTAAGGAGAGAGAATCATGAGATTGAATATCAAAAGAATCACTGAGTTGCTTAACGTTTCAGTTGAAGCTGCTAACAAGGTTGAATACGAAATGGACTGCATGGGTATCGATTACTCCGAATGCACTACTCGTGAGTTCAACCTGTGTGCAAAAGAAGCATACCAATATATGCTTGAGACTGCGTAAAAAAAGTTAAAAAAAGTGAAAAAAAGTGTGTACAAACACTTTCTACTGTGGTATAATAACCACATAATCAATTGAGAGAGATACTATATTATGATGACTGACCAACAAAAAGCTGACCGTCTTGCACTAATCAAAACTGTTTCTGAAAAGCGTAACGCAAAAGCTGCTTTCAAAAAGAAAGTACAAGCAAAAACTGTTAAAGTTCGCCGTTACACTGACGAAGTAGAAGCACCTAAGCGTAAAACTTCTCAGGCTGAATTTGATAGCATGGTCAACAAGCTTGACGAGAACCACAATCAGTGGACTGATGCTCCTTCTTACGCTAAAGAATATTACGGCGAAGTTTACGCCGAAACAACACGATTCGATAACGACTGGAACTAATAGTATGACAATGCATCTTGTAAAAGGCATGTCTACTATTTCTACCAAGAAGCGTAGAGGTAAGCGAATAGACATGCAAACCCTTGAAGCTGAATGGCGTACGTACAATAAAGACATGCGCCGCATGTGCATGCACAGCTGTCAATTTGATACACTCGAAGATTACGTGGCTTACCGTCAAGGTAAGCTCAAGCCAAAGAAAAAGAAGGAGTCAACAACTTATGCGTCGCCCAAACCGTATGGCCGCAACACAAAGGAATATCCTAGCCTCAAGACGTCGGATACAATACCAGGAGCGTGTAGCAAAAGAGAAACCCAAGTCTACTCTGGAGAAAGACAACTCCTCGGAATAGCAACAATGCATAAATCTAATATGGTGCCAATCTTTGCTGATAACAAAGAGGAAGCAGTCGAAATCGCTCAAATGCGAAGAAACTAAGTAAGGAATAACTGATGACTAAAACAATGATTGAAGTTGATACTTCGGCCGGCATTTCGGTAGAAGGTGTGTACTACTCAACAATGTTGGGTGATCAATGCGCCGATGATGAAGGTGAAGTGACCTGGACTGACCTTGTTTCTAATGTGATGGAAATGTATTCGGTTCCAGGCGGACCACTGGTTTGTGATGTAGACTCTGACAGCGTGCAGGAAGTAATGGCAATTGTCGATGAAATGCGTAATGCCGCTGATGTACTAGAAGAACGAGTTCGTCTGTCTGAAATCCTTTTGCGTGACAAATGGGTAGAGGCGGGATCACCAAATGATAAACAAGATTTTATAGTCAACTATGGCGAATATCTTGATTATGTTGTTAACGAAAACCAAGGATAATATTATGAAATTTAACCGTGAAGAAATGATTGAAGCACTACGTGCAGGAGTATGCTCTGTAACGTTTGAAAAGAAGAATGGCGAGACTCGCGTTATGCCATGTACTCTTAATATGGGTCTGATTCCTACAGACCAACAACCAAAAGGTGGAGAAGCTTCTTTGACTGAAGGTCTTGAGAAGACTATCTCCGCTATCCGTGTGTTTGCCCCAGAGTCCGAAGGATGGCGTTCTTTTATTGTTGAAAATGTGAAAGAGTTTTCGCCCCTTGCCACGTAAGGATCCAATCACACGTAAAGAGCTCTTTGATTATTTGTCAAGCAAAGTCTGTGAAGTCACATATACGCCTCGGGGTGGAACCCGTAAGAAGGTGAGTGTCACACTGCTTCATGAATACATCAAAGAGCTCGACAATTTTCCTATAGGCTTTGAAACCATATATGAAACTGCAATGTTTAATTTGCACGCTATCAACTGCCTGGACATTGACAACAATCAATGGCTAACAATTGAAGTCTCAAAAATAATTCACATTTCTGTACCTTAACTGTGTACATTGCTTTTAATGTGTGTTATAATAACTGCATAAACAATGAAAGACTATATCATGGAACAGATAATTCTTGCAGCACTTATTTCTTTCTCAGCTCCTGAGATGGAATGTTTGTCAAAGAACATTTACTTTGAGTCTCGTAACCAGTCACATCTAGGTCAATTAGCAGTAGCTCACACTACGATTAACCGTGTAATAGATAACCGCTATCCAGATACTATCTGCGAAGTGGTTGAGCAAGGCAAGAAAAATAAAGACGGTTCAATGCGTCGTCATATGTGCCAGTTCAGTTGGTATTGTGATGGTCTATCTGACCGTCCTCGTAATTCCGAAATGTGGCAACAATCACAGGACATTGCACAAGAAGCAGTCGATTTGTATAGTCAAAGTATCGATGTAACCCGTGGCGCAACCCACTATCATGCAGACAATGTGTATCCCAATTGGGCTCCAACATTAGATAAGATCGTGCAGGTTGACGACCACATTTTTTACAGGTGGAATTAATGATTGAAGACTCAATTTTAACTAAGAAGAAATTTGCTATGCTTGTTGAAGACAACGTATCGAACTTATCTCTGTCGTACATGGAAGCCATTCTTATGGTTTGTACTGACAGGGAAATCGATCCTATCGACATTAAGAAGCTGATTTCTCCAGTTATCAAAGACAAGCTTGAAGCAGAATGTGTAGAGCTCAGATTAATCGAAGGAAGCACAGGCCAATTACCGGTATGATCGCAATGGAACCATTTACAGCATATCAGTATTATCAGTCTCTCAAGCTCCACTTTGAGTCAAAGACTTATGATGCTGCAAAATATAACTTTAAGACCTCTGCTAATCAACGGTCTTTTTGGAAACGTAACGACAAATACCACTTCGCAAAAGTGGCAAAGAGATTCAAAGATGTACCTGATTTGATTGGCTTTTACGCTTCTCACTTTGTTAATGGTACAAAATGGATTGGTGAAATGTTGACAGCCGAAGAAGTCTATCAGGCTTGGCTAAAGCGCATGCAATCTATCTCGTATATCTTTGAACAGGATCTCAACTATCTTTCAACCAATACTGAGTCATTTGATGATTTGCTTATGGTGAAAGATAGTGAGCATCCTGCCATAATCACATCGTTCCTTGAGGAAGAGATTTCTCTCGAGACTGTTGTGATTATAAATAAGCTTACCGGTTTTATGAAACGAGCCGATAAGGAGATTACGGAAACAATCTTGTGGCCGGACATCTCATTGAAAATCCGTAAGTACGAACCTTTCATCAAAGTCAATGAAGATAAGATGAAAAAAATTGTACTTAAGGTGTTTACATCATGATAAAAATGGTGTATAATAACAGCTTACATAATGTATAAAGTGGATAATTCAGTCATACAACGCAATACAAGGAAATAAAATATGTCTTTTGCAAATCTAAAATCTCGCGCTGGCGATGTGTCTAAACTAGTTGCTGCTGCCGAACAAGCAGGCGGTGGTGCCCAAAAATCTTATGGCGATGATCGCTTCTGGAAACCTGATGTAGATAAGTCCGGTAATGGTTATGCCATTATTCGTTTCCTACCTGCAGGTGAAGGTGAAGATCTTCCATGGGTAAAATACTGGGATCACGGTTTTAAAGGACCAACTGGTCAATGGTACATCGAGAACTCTTTGACTTCTATCGGTCAAGATGATCCTGTTTCAGAAATGAACAGCGAGCTTTGGAACTCTGGTATCGAAGCCAATAAAGATGTTGTTCGTCAACGTAAACGTCGTCTACACTATGTGTCTAACATCATGGTTGTAGAAGATCCATCTAACCCTGCAAACAACGGCAAGGTCTTCTTGTTCAAGTTTGGTAAAAAGATCTTTGATAAGATCATGGATGTCATGCAGCCACAGTTTGCTGACGAAGATCCAGTAAATCCTTATGACTTCTGGGAAGGTGCCAACTTTAAGTTGAAAATCCGTAAAGTCGAAGGTTACCGTAACTACGACAAGTCAGAGTTTGCTGCACCA